AGTAAGTATTTTACCATCGAGGAGATGACACGAAGCCAAACGGCTGCACGCCTCGGGAAAGACAACACTCCCAACGCCACGCAGAAGCGAGACCTCCTGCGCCTAATGGACTACCTCGATGGCATCCGTGAGGAGTTCGGAGAGCCTATCAAGGTGACCTCGGGCTTCAGAAGCTGGAGAGTTAATAAGGACGTCGGTGGCGTGAAGAATAGCCAGCACCTCGCAGGGCAGGCCGCTGACATCGTTCCAGCGAAGAACCCCGAGCGACTGCGTGAGCTGTTCGACCTCATCCGCAAACGAGGAGGCTACCAGCAGGTGATCTTCGAGCGCAAGGGGCAAAGCGTTTGGGTACACGTCGCCATACCTCCGCTCGGAGAAATGCCACGGCAGGAAGCGATGACTACGAATGATGGCAAGAACTTCACCCGACTAAAGTAGCTAACACAGCAGGGCGGGTGGTAATGGGGTGACCGCCAGCCACTGCAACCAACCACCCCACACAACCAAAACTATAACTATATGAATATATTCGGAAGAGAAGTCGGAGGGGGCAAGCCCAAGAAGCCCCTCCAGCTGGTGCAAAGAGGCACTGACACTCGTATCCCAATCGAGCTTGTAGCCCAGCCATCGGGAGAAGTCCTTGACCTCGCACGCTTTGAGCGGTTGAGAGTCAAGCTCTTCAACGATGCAGGCACTGAGTGTGCTACGCCACCCACGGACATTCAGGACAACCACCTCATCGTGGAAGTCACCGCTGACATCAGCCAAGCACTCGGCACGGGTGTCTATTCGGTGGAAATCACGGGGCGAGTCCCCGACACCGCCTTCACCGATGGATACCACGACTACACCGTGCGTACAACTCTCTGTCGTGTAACCAGTGACGGAAGCGCCGCAACCCCCACGAAGGTCACCGCAAGCGTAATCGAGGGCTTGCGTGGAGAAAAGGGTGAAAGAGGCGAGAAAGGTGAAAAGGGTGACCAAGGAGAACGTGGCGAACGAGGAGAGCAGGGCATCCAAGGGGAACAGGGGATACAAGGTATCCAGGGAGAACGAGGCTTGCAAGGCGAACAGGGCTTGCAGGGCATCCAAGGCATTCAGGGCGAACGTGGAGAACGTGGCACAGATGGGCGTGACGGCGAGCGTGGACAAGACGGTGCACCAGGCAAGGATGCCTACAAGTCATATCTTGATACCACAACCGACAACCCCAAGCTCACCGAAGCCGAATGGGCGGACACCATCGGCTCATTCGCACCCCTAATCCACACGATTACCTATGGCACAGAGCAGTAAGCAACGAGCCGAGGAGGCGGTGCTTGACCTCAAGGGAAAGCTCCGACAGCTCAACAAGGTAGTAGCAGGCAAGGGTGCAACGATAGCGGAAAACGCCCCGCTGGTGGCTACCATCAAAGCCGTGGAAGGTCTGAAGGTAGGAGGAGAGGAGCTTGTCATGACGCTGTATAAGCCAGAGCAGTTTTATCAAAGCCCCGATGAGAAGTTGCCTCCTTTGAAGGTTAAAGAAGGGGCGAACGTCTCGCTGCGATACACCTTCGCAGGTATGAAGGCATTAAAGAAGCTCCCCGACATTGCAGGAATTGAGCGTGCTACTGATATCTATCGCTTCTGCGACGGGTGCTCGTCCATTACGTCTGCTACGCTGGGGAACATGCCTCTTGTGTCTGAAGCCCGCGAGGCCTTCAGATCCTGTTCATCCATCGAGCGGATCACCCTTGGAGACATTGGAGGATCGGCTAACTTTGAGGACTTCGCCCGATGGTGTGTCAAGCTGAAGACGCTTACGATAGGGCGTGTTCCTAATGCAACGAACATCAATAGCATTGTTGATGCATGCCCTCTTCTCGAAGAGTTCACTGCCTCCTTCGGTGACAAGCTCAATAATATCCGCTACGCCTTCCAAGGCTGCAGGAGTCTCAGGCACATCAATGGTACTCTGGACTTTGGCAGCACAGATGACTACCGTGGTGTCTTCGCTGGCTGTACCTCCCTTGAGGAAGTGCGAATCAAGGGTTTGAAGGCATCCATCGATCTCTCCGCATGCGTCAACCTCTCGCTGGAGAGCGTACGCTACCTCGTGGAAAATGCTCAGACGGTCACAAGTCAAAGCATTGACCTGAGCCGTAAGCTCCTCGAGACTCACGAGGAAGAGCTTGGAGAGCTTGGCGATACCGCCAGCGATAAGGGCTTCACATTCAACTACCGATAACCCTTTAACAACAACGAATTATGAGACACAATTCAGTCAGAATCAAAGCCCCCAAGGGGCAAATGGTCGTCAGCCGCGAACGCCGCAGTGTTGGCTACCTCGTCAGATGCCCGAAGCAGTATGCTCACCTCTACGAGCTGATGGACGAAGCCGAAGCCCTCGCCCTCGAGGCACAGTGGAAAGCCGAAGACGAAGAGCGATACCGCAAAGAAGAAGAGGAATATCGCAAGGCTCGAGAGCGCGAAGAAGCTCCAAGCGCACCAACTAACTAACTGAGCAGTGGGGAGGGGTAAGGTCCTCCCCACTTACACCAACACAACCGCAATGATGATGCACGAAGACGACAACCGCTGGAGAGAGGTGATGATAATAATCTTCCTATCCCTTATTGCCCTCGCCCTCACCTCCTGCTCGCCCCGTGTGCGCCTTGTCCCAGTGGAGCATACCCGAATAGAATGGCGTGACCGCCTGCGCCTTGACAGCATCTACGTACACGATAGCATCTACCTCACCGAGCGTATAGCAGGCGACACCATTTACAAGGTCAAAGAGGTGTACCGCTGGCGTGACCGCTGGAGAGTCGATACTATCAATACGGGGCGCATCGACAGCGTGAGAATAACCGAGGTTGTCGAAGTCCCCGCCAAGCTCTCAGCGTGGCAGGCGTGGAGACTAAAAGCCTTTGCCCCGCTCCTCGCTATTGCACTCGCTCTCGGTGCGTGGGTGACGAGACGATTGTGGTTGCCGCTGCTGAGAGGCTTAATATGATAAAATGAAAGAGATCACACTGAATGTAAGCAAGGTGCTCGTCTACAACGAAGTCAAGAAGCGAGCCAGCTACCAAGCATCTAAGCTCATTGATAAAGACCCGACCGTCTACGACCGAATGCTCCCCACGGATAGCAGCCGCGAGCTATTGGAAGGCTACTGGCAAGCGGCGGAGAATGCCCTTCTCGGTGGATTTCGTGGCTACGTCAAGCAATACCCTCCACTTGCTGTTGGACGTGCCGTAGAGCTGGGAGAGAACTTCGTAGTGAAACTCAGCGTGAGCACCCGCTTCGATAACGGAGCTATCCCAGCTATCGAAGCTGGCGTACATAGCTTCTTTACTACGTCCATCCTGTCCTCGTGGTATCATCTCTGCTATCCCGAGGGAAGCGGAGCGATGAACGAAGAAGCCTTAGCTCACCTCTCCGCCCTACTGAAGAAGCTCCACTACAAGCAACCTCCCACCAGACCCACCAGATCCTAATGCCCTATGCAGTACCTAACCATCACCCTACAGCTCCCCGAAATCTATTATCAGGTAGCTCTGGATGCCCACCTGATGGGGGAAGTAGACCTGTCGCAAGATAAAGATGCCCGTGCCGTCAGTCTGAGCCAGATCGAAGTCGAAGAAGAAGGAAAGGAAGTGCTCCTGCGTGCCGTCAAAGCCTCCGATGCCCATCTCCGCCACCAGCTCCACCTCTATCTGGTCGAAGAGCAGGCAACGATAGCCACCGACAATGTGCCTCAGGATGCTCCTTCGCTCAGCTACATACTGGGTATGCCTGATCAATTCTTCCCCCCATCGCTGAGGGATATGCAGGAAGCGATGCACCACTACATCGTCCATATGTGCCTCTCCGAATGGTATACGCTGATGAAAAATGAACAGGGCAGTATGTATGCACAGCTTGCCCAAGCTGACCTGAAGAGGCTGGGGCAAGCCTCCAGCCGACGTATCCGCCCCGTCCGACCACTTAATCCTTATCAATAATGGAGCGACGAACCTACCTACACGATCAGAATACGAGACTGACCATAGAGCGTCTGGATGGTGATCATCACCGTGCCGCACTTACCTTCTACACCGATGAGCTTCTCTATGATCTGCGCAACATCGCCTATATCTATGGCATATCCAAGACAGAGAAGCAGCCCGATGTAGATCATCATATGACCTTTGATATCGGCGAGGAGGGTAACGTCGATCGCATTGCTCGTGTGCTGGACCTTTCTTTCAGCGAGATCCAGGAAGCCCTCTACCCCTACACACGCTCCCCACTGCTGGAGCAAGAGGGCTGTGGGTGTGGAGTGCATCAGAGGGACGATGTACTTGATACCGAACGAGCGGAGTATACGCTTCGTATAGTCGTGCCTTCGCTCTTGTCACAGCATACGCTCACCTATGCAGAGCGGTGGATACACGAGTGGCTGGTGTGTCGTGCATTTGCTGAGTGGCTACTGCTCATCGGGGATAGTAGCTTCAGCCTGTGGATGGAGAAGGCAGAGCTGGCAAAGAGGGAAGTGCAGCGAGCTATGGCTAAGCGCACAGGGCGCATCCGCCGCAAGATGAGCCCCTTTGTGTAGTGGGAGCAGGAATAAAAAAGCAGGGGCGACTACCGAGAGGAGGGTAGTCGCCCCTGCTTGCATGATGAGGGAGTCTATCGAGGCTTGTCCGTGAGCTTGGGGAGGTACTCAATAGTACATCCAAAGAGACTTTCGTCGGGGTCAAGATTGCAGAGAGCTGCCACCTTGAAGTACTTATAAGGAGTTCCGCTCATTCCTCGCATGATGTGGTCGGAGCTGGATGAGATGACGTGCCAAGCGAACATATCCCGAGAGCCATATAGGATGGATCGGACGTGTCCCTTGCGGAAGAAGCCACGCTGTATTACAGAGCGGATAGTCTTCATCGTGTCAGGCGAAGCGAGCTTGAGGGGGCGCGTCACGAGCATACTACGCATTCCCTTGGTCGGATTTTCCTTGGAGAAGTCGATGACCTTCCCATCCTTCGTCACAGTGATGGTCTGAGGGTAGGAGTTTACCGCCTTACTAACGTCCGTAGCCGTGGTGCTCCACTTCTTGCTCTTGAGTGAGTAGACGTAGGCGTATGTGGTCTTGGGGTTGTATGCGTATAGACGCTGACGTGGGTAGTCGTAGATCATCTCTGCCCCGAGAAGGAAGTCCTTGAGGGGAAGGTGCTCTGTCTGCTCCGTGGATATGCCCGCCTCCTTGGCGATCAGGTCTGATTTTGGAAGTCCTTTGAGCGAGATGCTTTTGTTGGGATCGAGCGAGTCGGAGATGCAGATACATTGCGATCCCGACAGCATCATGATCCCTCGTTCGCTGGTGAAGAGGACGGCATTGTCGATCTGGGTGACGCTCTTTGGATTGATACACACGTCACGGGAGATGGGTTGCTTGGCGATGTACGTGCCGTCCTTGGCTACCTCGAGTGCCCATACGCCATCAGTGGATAGGGCGTAGAGGGGAAACTGCCCGAACTGCCCAGCGGAGAGGGCTTTGGTAGCTGCGCTGATGCCGAGCACCTTGCCTGTGCCGATGGAGTTCACGCCACGGGTCGGGAAGCTGAAGGGGTTGTTGATCTCAGAGGTGTAGACTTTGTTGGGGAGGGGGAAGGTGCGACGTGCTGGGTCGTTGGAGATTGTCTTCTTGAACTCCTCCACGGCATCGGCAGGACATTGTTCCCAGTTACTATCTCTGACTCCATAGACATATGCGGCGGAGAGAAATTCGTGCTTCGTCATCTTACGCTCACACTTCCACATAGCAGGCTCTAAATTGTCTCCTATTCTCTTTTGGAAGAGGATGATCTTGTAGGCTTTGGGGTCAGGGAAGAAGAGGATTCGGATGTATGAACCAGCGTCGTGCTTTCCGAGATCAAAGATGAGGTCTTCGCCATCTCTGCCCTTTATCACGATAAAGATGAACGTATCATATCCAATCACCTTACCGAAAAGGGGGAAGCGGTTAGCTTGTGGGAAGATCTCTTCCGAGAGCCCTGTGAGGTTAAGTCGAGCGTTGTAGACGTATGCCGAGGAAGGGATGAGGCGGTGATGGGAACTGGAGTTGTCGGTGAGGGTCTCGTAGGTGACTAAGTTTGGTAGGTAGTCCTTCTTGATGATGTTGGTATTTTCGTGAGAGAGGCTCTCGATGGGAATCGAGTCCAAGAGATAGAAGACGGATGTATCGAGAAGCTCCTTGTCAAAGAGCTCGTAGTTCCTCCAGTATCTGGTGGACTCATCGTATACTTTGTAGTGATCTCGCCGCGACCCGGTATATCCTTCTTCGTTGTCCCGAGGGTCTTCATCGTGGTAGTCGTGATCCTCCAATCCAGGGACTATGCCACCTTCGTTATTTTTCCCTTCTTGATTCCAGGTATAGATGGGCCTTGAGATAAAGATATCTATACTCTTGACGACATCTATCCAGTGTAGAAGTCGTTTGGAGTCCTCGAGAGAGTCAATATGCTGATAAGACAATATTGCGTCAGCATAATCAACGCGTACTCTATCCCCGCTCCCTCCTGTTAGTGCAAATGTAGGATCTGCTACAGGGTATATAAAGATAGGAGGTGATGGCATTGTGGTTGATCCATCATATAGGCGGATCGCATATCTCAGAAGGAAGGGGAATCGGAATCGTCCCTCCTTGTGGGTCTGTGCTACTCTGGGATTGAGCCAACCCAATACAGCTTGAGCGAGCGTCTGTCCGCTATGAATATCTATATAAGCTATCTGAGCGGCATGTCCTCCCGTGGAGAATGAGAGCTGGGGGAATGGTATCTGATCGCCCAGGTGTAGATATCCCTGGGTGGAGTCCTTGTAGAGGAAGTAGTGCATCCCCGTTTGGGTGAGTACTAAGAGGGTATTTCCGATGCTCTTGATGTCGTAGATCTCCTTGCCTACGCTCTCCAGCGGGGCGATGGTGCCGCCATCCTTGGTGTATGAGATCTGTCCCGTCTCGGTGTCTCTGAGGATATAATGTCGGAATGTGTCGGAGACGTGGATGTAGTCGATGGTCTTTCCTTGAGGGAGATCGAAGAGCACTTCAGGAGGCTGTATTGGTCTGAGGGCTTCGTCCTCGTGGATAAGACCTGTTACCCCTTCGAGATCCCCGTCGGGCACGGCATAGTCGTCAGGGGAGGTGGAGAATCCACGGTAACGAATCTCTCGTATCTGTGTAGGCATAGTATGGTGTTATTTGTGTGGTGACTGTATCTCGTAGTAGACGATGGAGGCTATCTGTCGCCGCTTGACGTAGAGCTGGATGATATCCTCCTCGATGTCATATCGGTAGAGGATAGCAGCGACCGTTGGGGTCAAGGTCTCGAATCCCACGGTGGCTGTGTCTTGGCTGCGCTGTAGGATGGGTGCAGCCTGACGCTCTGCCTCGGAGGCAGAGTCAGGGAGGAAGGAGAAGCCGAAGGTGGCTCTATCGGGGATGGAGAAGATGAGCATCGGTCTGCCGAGGGCGTGTTCCCCACCCATCTCCCTCCATAGTCGGGGGGAGAGGGTGATGGAGGAGTCACGTACGTCCAGCGTCACGAGACGCTTGCGCTGGTCGAGGAGCTTAAACATATGGGAAGATGTCGATGAGGGGTTCTTTGCTTCGGAAGGAGACGGTCTGTATGAAGCGGAAGGAGCGGTTGTCCTTCAGGCGGTCACGATGCTCCATAGCTTCCTTCGGGGTAGTGAAGATGTAGGAGGAGATATCGCAGCGACGTGAGCCGACGTGGTAGACGATGTTCGCATAGTATCGTCGTCCGAAGAGATGCTCGATGATGAGAGAGATTAGTTCCATGGGGGGGTATGCTATATGTATATTAAGTCAAGGAGTAAAACTCAAGGAGTAGCACCGAAAACTCAAGGAGTAAAGGGGCGGTGGGGATAGGCATATGCCTACGGGAGAAAAGGTACTACCTAAGTCAGGTGTCCCCTTGGTCGTTATTCTTCGCAGGAGAGACGACTACGTTGACGTTCGTCAATCGATTGATGAGGTGCTCGATGAGGAAGCGCAGGTTAAGTCCCTTCAGGATACCTACGACCCAGCCGAAGGCGAAGGACAGAGCGCAGAGCACGATGATGCTAAAGGTGTCCATAGGTCAATCGAGATTAAAGTTGCTTATCAGCTTGGAGGTGCGGTATTCGTCAGCTGCCTGCATGGCTTCCTTGAGCGTGTTGTACTCCACGTTGTCGAACGAGGTTATCCACTTCGGGTAAACCTCGCTGATGAATGCGTCCCCGTCTATGAATTGGTCGGCTTTGTAGGTCGTTCTAAGGATGCCCGTCAGCTTTCGCCATTCGAGCGGTCGGAGGTGTTTCAGTAGTTCTTCTCGTGTCATTTTAGTTAGTCGTTAATGCCGAGCAGTCGGCAGATGAAGTCGAGGCGGTGGGCTTCGGCTTTGACCTCGGTGTCATAGAAGCTTGATGCTATGTAATCTGCGAAGCAATCTTCATCCGAATACATTTCTACCGCCAACTCCCCGTAGCTTATTCTGCTGGTTGTTATAATTTCTTGCTGTAGCAGCCCCCCCCCAAGTTGACGTAGCCCATAAGCCCCATTACCTCACTATGCACGCTGTCAAGGATTCGGTACACGCCCTTACCTCCTGGACTTAAATAGGCTTCAACAAGGTCATCCCAGCGGTCAATGATTGGCTTGTAAAACGGAAATGCTTCAACGACCTTTTGAAGCTCATCTTTCGCGACCTCTCCATACTTCACAAGGTCGTAGCACCTTGAAAAGTCGTCCCAATCATACGGCACGTCAAAGCCAGCGTAACAACTATCCCCGTCACGTGCAACGCCCATCAAGGCGCACCACATAGTCCTTGATGATACGCCAACGTGGCGCGTGCCTATCCACTCCAGCATCTTAGTCTTGTTCATACTCGTTTTGTTGTGATATGTTTTGAGTTATAGTTTAGACAACCACTGCTCATATATCTGATGTGCGCCCCGCACTGATTTCCCCAAGGAGGTGTATCGCAGGGGAGGCTTGACCCAGGCAGGGCGCACTCGTGGTTAGTTCTATTCGTTGCGTTCGCTCTTGAGCTTGTCGAGGGCTTCGATAGCCTCCTGCCATTCACCTCCGAAGACGTGGGTGATGGCGGTCTGCGCTTCGTCACTTAGTGATACTTCCTTTGCTATCTGTCGTAGCTCTCGGAGTAGCTCGGTGTAGTACTTCGTGTCTTCCTCAAATTTGAGATCTGAGGTTACACGACAGCTCTCTATCGCTGTCTCTATTCGGTATGGGTCTCCCGTGATAAAGAAGTTCACCGTATCCGATAGCACTAATCCACGGAAGTAGTCGATGCGATAGGTGACAAGCAAGTTGAGACACCACGCTACCAGCTTTTCTTTTTGTTCTTTGTTCATAGCTTTATTTCTGTTTTGATGAATTTGCACGTATGGCGGACAGCTCACCCTCGAGGGTGGCAACCTTCTTGGTCAGCCGTCCTATCTCCGCGGTCTTTGTCGTGTGTTGGAACTTCGCCTCTCGCTCCGCTTTCCTTCGAGATCTTAGTGCTTTGCTGAGTTCGTCCATCAGTCGCTCTTCCCTCTCTCTCTCTCTCTGTAGTAGCTACGCACGGCGATGATATGGTGCACCGATAGAGGTACAGAAATGAGGGCAGCAATGATTGAGACGGAGCCCATATAATGCACGAAGAACGAGAGGAAGTCCGTAGTCAGCTTATCCATTAGTCTTGCTTCTGTTGTTCCTTCCTCATCTGTTGGAGCTGTGTACTGAGGACTTGGTTCTCGCCTTTCAACCGCTCGAGTTGCTGGTAGAGGTAGTGGCTTGTATCGCTCAGGCTCCGTTCCAGGTAATCATTATACCTCCGTAGATCTGCCATACATTCACGCAAACCTATCAAGTAGCACAGCAAGCCGAGGATTGCTACTGCAAGCAATACTATCGTAATCGTCATATCCATTAGTATTTCTTCCCGTGCAGTGCGGGGCGTGTGGCGTTGTACTTCATCTTGAGCTCGATGTGCTTCATAAGGTCGATGCCGAGGTGGTCACAGAGCAACTCAAGGGACTTGATGGGAGTGAGTACTGATATAAACTCCTTGTCTTTGCAAGCGGCATAGACGGAGCCGCTAACGACAATAAACATTGCGTCGGTCAGCATATTTGGAGGGGTATCGTTTTCGCATGCAGCAGGCACCATATTTAGCTCCTCTTGCGTCAGTTCTACCCCCTTCAGAAGACATCCCAGCAGGTCAAGCAGGCGGATCACTGCGTCGGCGATCTCGTCACCTACGGTGTCCTTGACCATCCGCAGGAACGCTTGTGCGAACGCTGCGCCCTCAATCCCTCGAAGCTCCTCTATCTGTTCGGGTGTGAGCTTCGCCCACTTGCCGATGCGGTCAGCCTCGATCGCCTCGTGAAGTTCTCCGTAAGCGAGCATCAGATAATGCCAGACGGAGTGTGGCTCATCCCAAAAGCCTTTAGTCACTGCCCGCTGGTGGCAGTCCTTGGCGTATCGGTTGAGCGTGTCTGCGTTGTAAAGTCTGTATCTCATATTCGTTGCTATTTGATTATGTGCGTTAGTATGTGTTTGATTACTTCTACCATCTTTCATTTTCTCCAGCAGTTAAAAGCATGCTGTCCCTATCATTGATTTGGTGTTGATCGCCACCTGGATAGGATTGCTGTTTTGCGGGCTTGCCTCGCAGTGGTCGTGGGGTGCGAGGGGTAGCCTTCGGGGCTTGCGCCTTGTACTTTCGATTGTCCTCGAGGAGGTCGATGCGGTTGTTCGCCTCAGCGATAATGGAGAGTGCTTCGGCTTGATTCTTGCCAGTGCGCTCGAGGAGCGAACGCAAGTCCTCGTAGGCTGTTGCTAACGTGGAGATATCTGATCTCGCCCCCGAAAGCCTTCGGTCGAGGTAGAGTTGGTCGTGGCGCATCAGCCAAAAGAGGTAGGTCGCTACCAGCGAGTAGGCGAGTAGGGAAATTACGATGAGGAAGAGGATGTTGATTGAGTTCATTGGTCAAAGAGTTTGATGGGTGTTGCGATGTGGTGGATAGCGAGGAGCAGCGCGTCGCGGTCCTCCTGGTTCGTGGCCCTTTGCTTGTGCTTGGGCAGTGTGAGTCGGTGGTGCTGGCATACCATCAGGAGCTCCTCGTGTGTGATCTTGCCGTTCTTACCCTTCCACACCTTACGGAGCGGAGGCTGGCAGATGATCGGGAACTCATAGTCGGTGATGAGGTCACGCAGGACCTCTCCAACCATGGCGCAGCGTCCAACGTTGTAGCCAGTCTTGGCTATTGCCTGAGCTTTCACCTGTCCCTCTATGTGTCGGTTGTGCGATGTCCCCCACACATTCTCGAGGACGAAGCGGTAGGAGTATTCAGTGTCGAGATATTGCTCGTCCATCTCGTTGCGACATTCCTGGAGCAAGCGTACGATCTTGGGGATTGTCAGCTGCTCCAGTTGAATAGTGCGGTCGGTGATGTTGATGCAAGCCCAGCCTGAGCCCTGAGTGTCGGGGTCGATACCGATGATGATCTGCTTCTTTGGGCGGGTGGTTAGGTTGTTGCTCATGATTTGTAAACCTCGTTCTCCCCGTAGATACATGTCAATCGGAATAAGACCGACTCGATGAACTTTCGTCTACACAAGTCTATGTCTTCCAATGGGCCAACAAGAGAACTATTTAAAAATAAGTCGTAGTCCTTGCAGATCAAGGCGAAGTCTACCTTTTCCCCCTGCTTCCATCCTGGAACTTTGATGAGAGCTATGCTTAGGCCGCTTTCACAAACCTCCTCAAGATGCAGAGTCAAGTCGAACTGAACGAAGCCATCGGGGATAATCATATCGTAATCGACGATATTGGAAAGGTCCTCGATTGATATGCCGTCCTTCCCTTCTTTCTTGCTCGCCTCCACAAGATCCAAGAGCTTCTTTGGCGTGCCCTTCTTCAAGCAGATAAGCACCTTATTGTGAAGATCCATAAGCCTCTCCGCTTCCTTCTTGCTCTTTTCGCTCATGAATTTGAGGTTGGCGATCATTGTCTTTTTGTCTTCCATGTTCACCTGTTGTTAGAATGGCAGGTCACCGACAGCTTGTTGCTGTGGCGTTTGTGGTGCTGGTTGTGGTTGTACAGGGGCTACAGCTGGAGCGGTGGCTGCCTGCTGTGGTGCGGGTGCTGCTGGTTGTGCTCCTGTCTGTACGATGTTCCACGCATTGATCTCCGTGTACCAACGTCCATTAAATTCGCGGCTGTCGATGTCGATGGATACCGTCACGTCCTGTCCTGCCTGAATGGGGAACTGGTCTATCTTATCCCCGAAGAGGGAGAAGCACACCTTCTTTGGGTATTGTCCGCCCGTGTCGAGGACATAGCCCTGCTTCTTCCAAGGGTTTCCTGCCTTGCTTGTCCCCGTCTGCAGGGGAAGGATCAGGGCTATGCGCCCCGAGATGGTTAGTTCGCTCATAGTGTCTTGTCGTTGTTTGTTTAGGATTGTGCCAGTCTCCGCCGTCTGGCTTCCTTGTGTGCGGAGGTTAGGTCAGTCTCGCAGGTCTCGAGTCGTCTCTGGAAGTAGGCGTGTGCTTTGGGGGTGGAGCACTTTGCGGTGATGGATCGCAGGGCATCTCGAGCGACCCCGAGGTTGTGGATGCGAGCGCGCAGGTCTCTGTCGGAGATGGAAGAGAGGTCGCTGAAGTCAAAGAGTATTTCTTGCATAGGTGGTGGGGATTATTGTTTTGTCGATAGGCGGTGGTCTGGGGCGTAGAGATGGACGATGACGCAGTCACTTTGGATGCGTGAGGCGGTGCGGTCGTCGTAATATTCGCCGAGGGCATCGGGTGGATAGTTGCTGGTGATGACTATCGGTCTGCTGAGGCGCTCGCCGTGTATGTCGCTACGGCGGCAGATGATGGAGGATAGGACGCTGGATCGAGACCCGTAGTGCTGTGCTTCCTTAGGCTCAGAGCCGAGGTCTCCGATGTGTAGGACAAAGCGACCTTCGTCGAGGTACTTCCCCGTCTCTTGGAAGTGAGCTACGTAGTCTCGAGCGTGGGTGTCTCCGTGGGTGAAGCTGCTCCATAGCAGTGGGAGCTGTCGGACGCTCCATCTGTTTTGATCCTTGTCGTAGCACCAAAAGGGGCGGTGCAGCCCGATGAGCTGAGATAGGTACTGGAGGAGTCGTACCAGCATGGTCTTGCCCGATCCTGTCGGTCCCCATACGTAGAGCCCTCCGAAGGGGTTAGTGCATGATGGGGAAGCGAGTAACCAAGCAAGCGCCTGGCGATAGGCTAAGATCTCATCGGGAGATAAGTCGAAGTCGGGGGTCTCACGTCTCCCCAGAGAGAGAAGGATGTCTAAGGCATCGTCAAAGGTGACGGGGTTCTTCATCTGGCGAGGCTCATACTCGTCCAAGGTGATGGGTATGAGCGAGTCGAGTAGTTGTTCTTTGGTAAGTGGCATTGTGTTGATGTGTGTGGTTAGTCGGGGAAGTCAGCGTACTTCGCTGGGAAGTTTCGCTTGAGGATTGCTCGGTTGTCGTGGTCAAGGGCGAGCCACTTAGTCATCTCGTCCTGTGGTGAGCTTGGCGGTGCTGTCCGTTCGGGATGGTAGGTAGCGTTGGAGTATGCTGGTCGCAGGGGAGGGCGCTTGCTATCCTCTTCGATCTGTCTCTTGTGCCAGGTGACTAGTGCGCTACGCCAGCTCTTCATCTTGTTCTTGCCGATCATCCAGCCGTTGGACTCGTAGTGGGCGATGAATCGCTCAGGATCTATGGCGTAGCCTAACCGCTCTACTTCGTCCTTAACTTCTTGGAGGGAGGGTGGGGAAAAGCGTCGAGCTTTTTCCCCCTCTCTCTCTATGTCTTCTTGTCTTATAGTCTTGGGGGCTTTGCCCCCCCTATTATCCCCCCCATTGACCTTACTTTTTTGGGGGGCTGCCTTGGTTGTACCTTCCTCGCTACCTTCCTCTACCTTACTTTCTACCTTGGTTGTACCTTCCTCTACCTTGGTATCTACCTTACTTTTACCTTGGTCTACCTTACTTTTACCTTCCTCTGCACCTTCCTTTACCTTGGTTGTACCTTCCTCGCTACCTTCCTCTACCTTACTTTCTACCTTGGTCGGTCTGTACTTTCTACCACCCTTCGCCATGCGTTCGCGGGCCTCGGGAGATAGCTGTCGCTTAGCTCGGTAGGTGGCTGGATCGTCGTTCTGCTCTTCATCTTCGTACCCCTTCTTGATGACTGCCTCGTGGAAATCGTGGCTTAGTCGTCGTGAGAAGAAGTACTCGATGTTGTCGTCTCCAGCTTCTACTACGAAGAGCTCGAAGTCTCTGACGACTGACTCGATCATCGTAGGCTTGTGAGAGTGGAGGAGCTTCGCGATGAGCTTGGGGTCTAACTGCATTCGAGGCTCTTTACCTTCGTCTGCTGATAGCTGACTGAGGAGCTCAAGTGTTAGCCAGTAGATGCCGTAACCCTCTGCCCCATGTGCCGCCATTAGTCGTCGGAGCTTGAGGTCTAAGCAGGCGTGGATGTCGTGGCGAAAGTATCTATCGGAGCACATACGTATAGGATATATTAGGAGGGTTATGCTTGGGTTACTTCCTTCGGGTCATCTTTTCGGCCCGCTTCTTGAGGTCGGTGAAGATCGTCGTGTCGAGGATGAGGGTGGAGCGTCCTTCTTTGGTGAATGCATCGGGAAAGTCGTTCATACGCTGTCGGAGCGTGGAGTCGCTATGTATCCCGAAGTAGGCTTTGATTGCTTTCTTCCCCGTGATGATGCGAGGGGCTTCGGCAGGCTGGCGACGAAGCTCGTCACGGACAGCCTCAGCCCCTTCTCGCATAGCATTGAGGATGAGCTCTCGCAGGTCTTCGGGAGTCATCTGTACACAGACGGGGGTGTACATAGGGATCGATGGGTTCATCAGAATGGAGTCTTATTGACCTCTACTGAGAGTGATGGTGTCGCCACGAAGGTGTGTATGTGTGTCGCTTCCTGAATGGATCGGCGACAGAGCTCAGCGTGGGAGTTTCCCTCAGAGAGGTGTATGAGAATGATTTGTCGGGAGGCGGAGAGGTCGGAAGCCTGTAGAGTCTTGCGGCAGGTCTCTAAGCTCATGTGCGAGCGTAGGGTGCGATGGTATTGCGCTGGGTGAATAGCACCTGAGGCGAGTCTGTCGTCGATGATGTCGGAGCAGTAGTTGCATTCGATGAGCCAGTGGGTGACTCTTGGGAATCTGTATCGGAGGAGGTAGGAGTCGGTGATGAAGAGCAGCCTACCCATTTCTTCGTGCTCGATGAGGAAGCCGAGGGGCTCGCGCGCATCATGCTTGATGTCGAAGGGGAGGACGGAGAAGCTACCGATCTTCACCGCTTGCTTGCTTGCAATCGGTCGGAGCATCGGGTCGTCTCCGAGGTGTAAGGCCTCAGCGGTGCCGCTGGAGCAGTAGAGCGGTATGCGTGAGCTGGTGACCCAGCGAGCCTCTCGGGCGTGGTCTCCATGCTCGTGCGAGAGGAGGCATCCCGAGAGGTGCTTGAGGTCGTAGTCCAAGGCACGCAGGAGGCAATGCCTCTTGATACCGCACTCGATGAGGAGCGTCTCCCCTGACGACGTACGAAGTATGTAGGCATTGCCTGCGCTGCTCGATCCGAGGACTGAGAGAGTCATATTAGAATGGTGCTTGTACTTCCTTGGGATCGCCTTCTGCCTTTACTTCGGTAGCTGGAGTTGTCGTGGTAGTTGCCGTGGGAGCTTGGTAGATTTCCCCCGTCTGTGCGTCGAAGTCGAGGGGCTCGCTTGCGGTCTTGCTCTCGATCTCGTGAGCGACTTCGTGTGTCACATCCTCCACAGAGGCGTATTCGTCGCGGTCTACGTAGTGTGCTTCGCCTCGCTCATCGATGACAGCTTGGTCGCTCTTGATAGCGTTCTGCATCTCTACTGAGAGTGGAGCGTACTTACTTAGCAGGAGCTTCAGTACGGTCTTCTTCGCCATAGCGTCAAAGTCCGTTGTCCACTTGCTGGAGGCCTTTACCCAAGCCTTCTGACTCTTGTAGGTCTCGGAGTATCGGAGGGCGTGGGCTTCGACTTCGTCACGTGTCATATATAGGCACTTCGAGAAGCCGTTGGTTAGGCGGAAGTAAGCGACGTAGCCTATGATGGGGAGCGTCTCTCGGTTGAGCTTGGCTGCGAAGCGGGTCTCCCCTGTGAGGAGGTCGAAGTCTTGAAGTTCACCCTCCCTGACTTCAGTAACATTGATCGCTTGGAACTGACCGCTTCGGATGGCGAGCTGTACGAATCCCTTGTATCCCAGCTGGAACTGCGCCTGTGCCGTGGCGTTCTTACGGTTGTAAGGGATGACGTAGGCAAAGCCGAGGTTTGGATCGAGTGGCAGATCAAGGGCGGTCGCCTTGATCCCTGCATAGATGATCGTCAGCGGTTCGCAGGCTTGTAGCCCCGCGCTGTTTGCCACCAGTGCTGTGATGTTGTTCACGAAAGAGGACTTCTTCGCAGAGAGCACCTGCTGGAGGTAGTCCTGGGTGCGCTGGTCAGCGAGGGTCTTGTTGAAGCCCCTGAGCGTGTTGGCTTGGGGCTGTGCTGGCGTGCTGGCCGTTGGTTGGATTGTCTGTGGTGTCATTGGTCTGTATTAATTATGAGTGACGGAGATCTCCTTGTCGTCGGAGACTTGGAGGCGAATGATCTGTGAGGGGATGTCTTCGGGGATCGACTGAATGCTCTCGGCATTGTCGATGAAGACGGGTGCGGTGACTTGCTTGTGCTGGCTGAGGACACGGATGATCTCGAGTCCAGCGGAGATGCGCCGTGCGGTATTGGCGGTGAGGATGGGTACCCCGTCGACAAGCGTCTGGCAGGTCTCTATGGGGAACTCGTGTGCCTTGTCCTCGATAGTGTATTCGAAGAGGCGGAAGGTCACGCCCTGGAAGCGTGAGTTGATGACTCGCTCACATTCCTCTACCTGCTGCATAGCCAGTCGGGAAGCTGTGTATTCTTCCTTCTCGGCATCGGCTATCTGGCAGGCGAGGGCTTTGCCTTCGTCCTCGAGATCTTTGATTCGTCGGGAGTAGTCGTCCCATTGATCTTGTGAGGCGAGGAGTTGCTTGATCTCGTCTCGTCGGGTGGAGAGCTTCTTGCGCTTGTCGGTGTATGCCTCGGTGCTGTCGGTCTCTATGGTGTCGCTGTCGGCTTCGGTGAGTCGCTCTTGGATTTGCTTCTCGAGGTCGCTGTATCCAGGGAGCTTGTCGGCAGGGGTGGGAGTGACGACTTCCTCTTCGGGGAGATCAAGGAGCTCGGCTTGCTGCTTGATGAGTAAGGCATTGAGCTTGTCGGCTTCCTCTGCTCTCTGTAAGATGAGAGCGGCGCAGTTGTCGGCAGACGCTTCGCACTGAGTGAGCTGCTCTTTGAGAGTTGCTCCGCTTTGTGCGAGTGCGTCGAGTCGTGCTTTCTTTTCACTTTGCCATACCGCTTCCGCCTGAGCTATCTGCTCTTGGGGGAGGGGCTGGTGGCAATGAGGGCAGGTGGTCTCACCATTATATATAGTAGCGTGTATGGTCATCCACTCTTCGCGCTTGGTGAGCACCTGGGCATTGAGCTTTACTTTGTTTCCTGCGAGCTCTTCGCGCTTACCATTGAGTGAGGCGACCTCGCTCTTGGCTCGCTCGATGAGCTGCTTCGTCTGGTCGATCTTGTGCTGGAGCTCCCGACGATGTGCCCCTCGCTTGTAGGCCTCTTCATCGGCTCGCTTCTCTTCGTCGGCGATGAGCTTGCGTTGCTGTCGTCTTAGCTCATTGATTCGCTCTTCGCGCTCTTTGACCTTCTTGTCTTGCAGGCGCAATCGCTCGGAGCTGCTGGAGAGTGCCTTGTCGATGTCGGATAGTTCGGCTTCGATCATCTCCAGCTCAGGGGCGAGGGTCTTGCGGTCTTGCCAGGTGGGTAGGAGGGTACGCGTCTGGTCGATCTTTGGCTGGATCTTAGCCGCCTCATCACGGAGACGCTTCTTGCGAGCGGAGAGTTCCTTGCGGTAGTCAGCGAGGCTTTTGCCCGAGAGCTTGTCGATGAGGCTCTTCCACTCAGGGGAGGAAGAGGCAATCTCCTCGATGGAAGGTGTGTGGGCAATGTCGAAGAGGATAGCTCGCTGGGCGTCCCACTTGAGTGAGGCGAAGTACTCGGGGTTGGTGAGTAGCTTGAAGGTGGTCTCGTCGATGAGGGAGGCGACGCGCTTGGAGAACTCGGTGACGCTGACGGGTACATCGTCCCACCAGCAGTCGGTGTGGTGACCACGGAAGACCTCTTCGGCTTGTCCACGGGGCTTGACCCATTCCTCTATGTAGGCACGTCGCAGGGTGTGTGGCGTACCGTCCACGGAGAGGGTGATGGATACTTCGCAGGGGGCTTTGTCGGTGGTCTTTCCGTCCTTGTCGTAGGTCTTGATGGCTTCGTCCTTGCGCCCGTATCGGTCTTTGCCGAAGAGACACCAGAGGAAGGCATCGAGGTGACGGCTCTTGCCTATGCCGTTGGCACCAGCGATGGTGGTCTGGTGGAGGGAGAAGGTGGTGGTGCGCTCGCGCTCGCCACGGAAGCCCGTCATCGTAATCGAGAGCAGATCGATTCGTGTCATTGTGAGTCGGATGTTTGTTAGTAACTTAGTGCAGAGTTAATTTCCTTAATGTTTCATTTTAAATTCCCAATCTTATGAGTAAGACAGGAAAGCAGTCTACCTACCGAAGTGCAGAGACTGGTCGCTATGTCACCAAAGACTATGCGGATCGCCATCCTAAGACTACGGTCAAGGAGACTGATCGAAATCGGGGATAGTCCCCAGCTTTGAACTCGCCTCAAAGGCGAGGTATTCGATGAGATAGGCATAGGCCTCTTCGCTCTTAGGGCAGAGGCTTATGCCTATACTCTTTAGGATCTCTATCGAGGCATGGACTACCTCGTGTATGATAGTTGAATGGGTCACTCTGAGTGATAGCCCCTGGCGTATCCATACGATAGAAAGACCTGAGTTAGTAGTGAAGTGTCTCCCGCGCTCATTGAGCTTGGGGGTAGCTCTAATTAGATCTTCCTTCTCATCCTCTTCCAGCTGGTCACTGATAGCATTTATAGCTTGCTCCCATGTGGAGATGATGATGCCCATATCTCGCATATAGACGTCTATTGGGATGATGAATAGCTCATTTTCTCTGATCATGATGTTGCAGTGGATTGTGGTGAGGTTGTCTTACTTTGGTGCGGTAGCCTTGCTCTCCCGAGTTCACCTACCGCTGAGTTGTAAATCATATCATCTATACTGCGTATTGGTGACCGCTCTCAATTGCGGTCGTTTGTCTACTTTGTCGGTGCGCCTTGCTCTCCCGAGTTCGTTGCACCTCGTTTCTAATTCACTAAAACCGATATCAACGCTTGTCTACTTGTGCGCTGACACCTCCCTATAATTGGAGATGCCCAGCTTCAACTCACAGATAAACACACAAGCCAAAGGAACGGTGTGTGGGAATGGGGCTACTTGCGGCCTGCCTCGTGGGAGCTTGCCCAGCGGCGAAGTGCGTACATCGAGAAGTACGATACAGCCACAAGGGCTGCGCCTGCGACCTTCTTCAGAAGGAACTCCGTGAAGCTCACCTGCATCGAAGGGCTGTCACTATCGCTGACGATAAGCAGGAAGCCTAAGAATCCTAAGAGGATAGGCACGCTGACGATCAAGCCAGCCAAGAGGGTGGAGAGTTTTCTATTCATTGCATTGGGTATTTGTCGTTGTGTCGTCAGGAGGCTTTCGAGCCTCGGGTGTTCCGTGCCTGCCACGGCTTCGCCCTGCGCACATTAGGTCGCAGGCTAACGACAATGGGTTAATCACGTGCAGGCATTTCACCTGCCGAGTAATGCTTGTTGCCATTGTTCGTATCAAGTATGTCAATGATCGCTCAGGGGGAGGGCTTAGCCCTCGGTGGGGGTGGTCGTGGTCAGTCTATCGGCTCGCTTGAGCGTATTGTAGACAGTCACCATACTCACCTTGTACTTCTTGGTGAGGGCTTTCTTGACCTGCCAAATCCCCATGCCTTGTGCCAGGAGTCGCAGGTAATCACCCTGCATCTTAAGAGCGCGTGCATCTAACTTTTCAGCCTGGCTCTTCGGTACTCTTATTTCAGCCATATTGCAGGTGGTAGATTATCTTTATCTTTGCTTCAAAAGATGCTTCAACTTTTAAGCATCCGTTGTAGCTCCTCTTTAACTACACCGCAAAGATATAGACTATTCTATAATTTGACAAATGTTTTATAGATTGTTCTTTGATTGATATGGGTCAAACATCTCCTAATGAGCGTCTTAGGACACTACAAAAAGTTTTGGGATACAGGTCTCAGCAGGCCTTTGCTGATGCTTTGGGTATCAAACAGGGTAGCCTATCTGATATATACAGGGCTAAAAATGGCATTGGGGTATCAGGCCAGATAAAGATTGCTCTATCAAAACACGGGGTTAATATAGACTGGCTTGATACTGGCGAGGGGTCAATGCTTATCAATAGCCCTCAACCCACCACAGTAGAAGCCAATCCGGGCGCATCGCTTCCCGACATCGGACTTCGCACGGACATTTGGGTTGGTACTGGAGATAAGGTCTATTGGACGGAGGCTATTCAGGTCGGAGACGAGGAAGATTATGTACGTGCAAAGCAGGAGGGAGTGAAGCTCATCCCCGAGTTCGCCGAGGCTTTCCGTGGAGGATCTGTCGGTGAAGGTGAGATGCTTCAGACGATTGACACCTACTGGGGATTGCCTGACGTTGACGGCAATATGATTGTGCCTGTGCGAGGGGACTCAATGTCTCCACGCTATCCATCTGGTTGCCGTGTCGTCCTGAAGCCCTATCCATTCAACCCACGCAACCCCCTTCTTATACCATTCGGTGAAGTCTTCGCCGTGGCTGTACGACAGGAGGAGGGCTTTCCACCGGCACACTATATAAAGAAGCTCCACCGCCACCCTGATAAGACGAAGGAGCGTCAGTACTACATAGCTCGGAGCTTCAACTCCGAGTACGAGGACTTCGAGATACCTATCAATGATATCTGCTTCCTCTCCGCCGTGGTGGCTAAAATCGAACTCGAGCACACCTTTACATTCTGAGATGAAAGAGACCCATAAGATCGGAAAGCCAGGAGATCCCGAAGTCGCAAATCGAACGCGTCTTTGAAGTCCTGGGAGGAATACGTAGATATGAATAAGGATAAGAAGAAGAGGGAGAAGAGTACAAAAGATCGCATATACGAATTCTTCTCTTTCGGATTAGCTATAATAGCTATCATCGTCATGATATTAGTGGCAAGCATTATTGGCGGATGTTTTGAAACTATCGATCGATGGATCAACGAATGGTTTTGGGGGATGCTTAAAGGCGCGTTTGATTGGGTATCCGAACTATTTAGATAGGAGATTAATAAAACAACTTAACATAGAAGCATATGGACTTTAACCTCACTTCGTCAGCATGGGCATTTATAGCCCTTACCTTATGGGATATTATCTCTAATGTAATACTCTCCGAACGAGGACTATCCCTTATGAAGAAAATGGGGAAAGAGCAATCTACCCCGAACAAACCAGTAAGTTTCGGCATAGATACGATCATCTTATTATTATCCTATATAGCATATCTAAAGTATGTAGCGATAGTCTTCGTCCTTATAGATAAGCTTGCCTTAGGAGCCGTGCTCTTAGTAGCTGGGTATTTGGTCAAGCTATTGGTTAGCAAAGTCTGCAACAAGAGGGCGGCAAAAGCTATTGCCGAGATGTCTGGCATTTCTGAAGACGAATTCTGAAGCTCAGCGAAGTGCAAGCCCTATTCTACGTGGAGCGACTGGCGCAGAGAGAGCTGTAGGGGGGAGGGGGAGACACCTCCTCAATTTGGTGTATCTTGCAGGTATAGGTAACGAACAACAACGACAAATGACAACAAACACCGACTACATACGTATCAAACGTGGCACGCCCTATGGTCACACGACAATCGAAGGGGAGCTGACGCTGGTGACCTTCAAGGAGGGTGATGCCTTCGTGGTCTATTGTCCATCGCTTGACATCTCCGACTACGGAGGGGACGAGAGCGAAGCACACAAAAACTTCCGCACCCATTTAGAGATGTACTTTGAGTATGCGGTATCGGAAGGCACGCTCTGGAAAGATCTTCGCTCCCACGGATGGGATGTACGAAGCAAGGCGCAGAAGAAGACCAAGGCTCCCACCTTCGATCAGCTGAAAGATCGTCTGCCCTCCCTTCGACAGATCACCGAGCAAGGAGGCTATGACATCAGCCACCAGCCCATCTCACACCAGCTTAGCCCTGCGGCGTAATGGCTCCGCCTAAGCTGGCGAATATCAGCCTGCGAGACTTCCGCAAAGCATTAGAGCAATTAGGCTGTACGCCCGACACCAAGCGTAAGGGTCGGGGCGGTCACGAGTATTGGCGTCACCCCAAGGCGACACGCCCCATAGTCCTTCAGACGCACGAGTCGCCTGTGCCTCTTTTCATCGTGCTGAACATCCTTCGCGATATCGGAGTCAGCAAGGACGAGCTATGGGAGGTGCTGAAGAAATAAAGAACAAAGGCAGACCAGGTGTAACCTCAACTCTTTCCAACCTGGAAATAAACATAGATAAGTCGCACATCAATCGCATACGTGAGGGCTACATCAGCATGATGGGAGCAAAGGATGAGCAGATATTAGAGCTGATGAGGCTCGTGGACAAACTAACAAGCAAGTAAAAACCACATACAATACAAAGTGTTATCATGAGTCTTAGATCCACAAATGAAGGGGTGCTCAAGATTGGCGACAAAGAGCTCCCTTGTGCTGTACTCAGTGACGGTACACGTGTACTTACAGCAAAGGCTGTATTCCAGGCATTTGATCGCCCGAGAAAGGGGAGATCTAGCGATGGATCAAGAGGGGACCAGATGCCCAGCTTTATCGATGCAAATAACCTACAGCCATTTGTAAATGAACACATTAAGGTGTGGACCAAGCTTATGCATTATCAGACCCTATCTGGGGCGAAAAGGAGTGGGTATGATGCTCGGATACTCAGGGGGCTATGTGAGGTGTACTTGGAGGCAAAGCGAGCAGGCGTGCTACTACCAGCACAGGAAAGGCTTGCGGTTACATCTGAAGTGCTCCTGATCGCCCTAGCCGACGTAGGGATAACGGCCCTTATCGATGAAGCTACAGGATACCAGCACACCAGGGAGAGGGATGAGCTACAGAAACTACTCAAGGCATACGTGTCAGAGGGCCTCCTACCATGGCAAAAGAGGTTCCCCGATATATTCTATCAGCACCTATTCAGGCTCAACGGATGGGACTATACCCTAGAGGGCATAAAAAAGAGACCAGGGGTTGTTGGTAGCTGGACAAACCAACTCATATACAGACAGCTCCCAGAGGGCGTCCTCGAAGAGCTACAGCGTGTGACGCCTCGATCCGAACAAGGGAACACTACAGAGCGATACCACCAGCATCTCACAAATGATATAGGGAACGTACACCTTACAAATCAAATACAGAGGGTTATCGCTATAATGGAGGTTTCAGATAATTGGGATGACTTTATAAGCAAGTTCAATAAGTCAATCCAGTCTCAGGCTGATATAAAGAAAATATCAGTGGGGAGTCAAGTTACAGAAAAACATACCACGCCAGAAAGAGATGAAGAAAGCGAGCTTTCACTCTTCTCTGATAGCGACTTTTCTTAGAGCGAGTATATTACACACCATAAAACCATTTCGTTGAAGCCAACGAAATGGTTTTACAATACAACCCCTCACAACATGCTACCTATACGTCGCACCTGCCGCTTCTTCCTGGATCCACAGAAGGGGTGGACCGCTCTCAAGATACGCTACCGCATACGCTATGCAGGATACGTGACTAACGTAGCCGTGGGGCATCGGGCAGAGCCCAGCAAATGGAGCACAGAGGCCGAACGCTGCCTGAAGAACACCAGCCACGGAGATAAGCGCACCCCTGCAGCGGTAATCAACAGAGCTATACAATACGTGGAGGAGTCGATGGAGAGAACCTTTGCTTTCTTCGAGGGGGAGGAATATCTTCCCACGCCCGAAGAACTCAAATCGAAGTACACGGAGTTCCTAAACTCCGCTCTCGGTGTCGAGGTGCGTACCACATCAGAGCTAAGACCCGAGGATAACTCTACCATCGTTGATGTCTTCGATGCATTCATGCGATCTGAGAGCGTACGCAGAAGCTGGAGCAATAACCACCAGGCGAATATACGTACTGCACGTATGCACGTTGCAGGGTACGCTGGCAAGGATACGCTGAGCCATCTTAGTAGCGAGTGGGTGGGAGGACTCATAACTTACCTAACCACGAAGCGAGGACTGCTGAATACATCAGTAGATAAGACGCTTCGAATATTGAAAAGCGTGCTATACTGGGCGCAAGGGGCAGGGCTGTATGAAAAGGATTACCGCCGCTTCTTTGACGTACGTCTCAAAGGCATTGACGCAAACAGAGCAGAGGTATATCTAACATGGGAAGAGCTGAGCAGGCTTGTATCCGTGGATCTCAGATTACATTCAGAGCGAGTAGCCCGCGACCTATTTTGCTTCCTCTGCTTCACAGGTCTTCGCTACTCCGACCTCAAGAAGCTGACCCACGACAGCATCACATCTACGTCCATCAGGTACTACGCTCAGAAGACTGACCAGCTCATCGAGGTAAACCTCAATGACCACGCCCGTGCTATCCTCGACAGATACAAGGGAGGGGATACACCGCTACCAGCGATGGCAGAGCAACGCCTGAATAGAATCCTCAAGAAAGTATCCAAGCAAGCAGGAATAGATTCACCAGTGACACGACTACGCTATTCAGGTAGTCAGCGCATCGAAGAAACATTGCCAAAGTACGAGGTCATCACGTCACACATCGGCCGTCACACTTTTGTTGTGCAAGCCCTGACCCTTGGCATCCCCTCCGAAGTGATCCGCAAATACACGGGGCACAAGACAGAAGCAACCATGCGCCCGTACATCGCAATAGCCGACACTCTCAAGGCGCAGGAGATGGCGAAGTTCAATCGTCCTCTGCTAAGTGAATAGAGGACGAACAGAGGACGATTTGGCTATTGTTTTATCAATTCTTGTCGCTACTTATTGGCTAAGCAAATTCAATGAAAGTCACATGCTAAGCGCAATTCAGGGCAATACCCGTTTGTTTGGATGGTTTATGGTAAGTCCCACTCTGGGTACAATGGCATATGTCAGCCCCTCTGTGAATCTGAGATTCGCAGAGGGGTTGCCTTTTGTCGGGGCTCTACATAGGAAGATTGTCTCCTTATCGACTGCGATTCATTATGCGAATATACTCGGATAGCGGGCTTTATAGATGATGCAGTGTTGATAGAATCGCTTGTTTACTCTACCTTTGCTTAGTACGAATCTGTTCAATTTATATAGTAAACCCTCAGCCCACTCACCATACTTATGCCGACTGAGTCACCGAAACCTAATTTCTTTGTACGAGCCTTCCGCCTCTATCGCGATGGCTTTCGAGGATTGACTCCGACGAGTAAAAAGCTCTGGCTTATCATCATCCTTAAGCTCTTTATCATGTTTGCTATCTTGCGTGCGTTCTTCTTCCCTAATCACATCAAGGAGCAAGCTAAGGAACAGCATATAGAGCGTTCGGAGTTTGTGGGAGATGAACTCTTAGATCGTCGGGCTCCCGGAGATACCATTGCTCGTTGATCTTGAGTGCATCTCACTTAAACAAGATAAACATATAACCTCTAATAACTATTTACAATGGATGTAGAATCTTTAGTCTCGTGGTCGCGGGCACAATTTGCTCTGACGGCCATGTATCACTGGCTCTTCGTTCCGCTGACCCTCGGTCTGGGGATTATCATGTCTCTGGCTGAGACTCAGTACTATCGCAGTGGCGATAACTTCTGGAAGAAATCGGCACAGTTCTGGCAGAAGCTTTTCGGGATCAACTTTGCCATCGGTGTCGCAACCGGGATTATCCTTGAATTCCAGTTCGGAACAAACTGGTCGAACTACAGCTGGTTTGTCGGGGATATCTTCGGTGCGCCATTAGCTATTGAAGGGATCCTTGCCTTCTTCATGGAGTCGACCTTCATTGCTGTGATGTTCTTCGGCTGGGGTAAGGTCAGCAAAGGTTTCCACTTGGCTTCCTCCTGGCTCACTATTATCGGTGCTACGATTTCCGCTGTATGGATTCTTGTTGCCAATGCTTGGATGCAGAATCCCCAAGGGATGATCTTCAACCCCGACACGATGCGTAATGAGATGAATGACTTCTGGGCTGTGGCTCTCTCGCCTACAGCTATTGTCAAGTTCTTCCATACGGTTACATCTTCTTGGGCGTTGGGAAGCTTCTTCGCTGTCGGAGTGTGTGCCCTCTACCTGCTGCGCAAGCGTAATGTTGAGTTCGCACGTCGCAACCTCAAGATCATAGCTCCTTTTGGTCTGATCGCAGCACTATTCACCGCATTCACAGGGCACGGTTCGGCAGTTGATGTCGCAAAGAACCAGCCGATGAAGCTTGCTGCTATGGAGGCCATCTATGATTCGGGTAAGTGCACTGAGACGGGCTGTACCGAAGATGGTAGTGGCGTTAGTCTGGGGGTTGTAGGACTACTTAATCCCGATAAGCAGCTCCCCGATGATGGTAAGCCTTCGCATATCTTCAACATCGAGGCTCCTCGTCTTCTTTCCTATATGGTAGCAGGTACGGGGACGCACTACGTACCAGGCGTCGTCAATATCCTCAATGGTGGCTATCGTTTGCCTGATGGTAAGCTGGCTCTTTCGACAGAGGAAAAGATGCGTCGTGGTCGTATCGCTATTGATGCTCTGAATGCCTTCCGTGCTGCACGTAAGGCAGGCGATAGTATCGCTGCTGAGCAGCACCATGCCGTACTGATGGAGCACTTCCCTTACTATGGCTATGGCTACTTCACCAGTAAGTATGAGACGGTTCCTAACATTCCTCTGACTTACTACTCCTTCCGTATTATGGTTGGGCTGGGGGGACTCTTCCTTCTCTTCTACCTTCTGCTGAGTTGGTATGCTTATCGCTATAGTGAGAAGATGGTCTCTACGCGCTGGCTCTTGTGGGCGGGTATTATCCTTACACCGCTGGCTTGGATAGCGAGTGAAGCCGGATGGGTCGTAGCCGAAGTAGGTCGTCAGCCTTGGGCTATTCAGAATCTCCTGCCTCTCAATGCGGCTATCTCGAAGATCGAAGCTTCTTCGGTGATGATCACCTTCGCTCTCTTCTTCCTGCTCTTCACGATTATGCTCGTGGCAGAAATCAATATTATGCGCAAGGCCATTAAGCAAGGTCCTGAGCAGCACTAAGTCCACGAAGTCGTCTAATCAAGCTAAGCAAACGATTCATTATGGATTACGCATTCTTCCAAGAATACTGGTGGCTATTAGTCTCCGTCCTCGGTGCATTACTCGTCTTCCTGCTCTTCGTACAAGGCGGTCAGTCGCTCTTCTTTAGCATCGGTAAGGAGCAGTTGGAGCGCAAGCTCCTCGTCAACTCCGTAGGTCGTAAGTGGGAGTTTACCTTTACTACGCTGGTCGTCTTTGGTGGTGGCTTCTTCGCTTCCTTCCCTCTGTTCTACTCAACCAGCTTCGGCGGTGCCTACTGGGTATGGATGCTTATTCTTTTCTGCTTCATCATTCAGGCAGTCTCCTATGAGTATCAGAATAAGCACGGCAATGTCTTAGGTAGTCGCACCTATCAGAGCTTCCTCTTCATCAATGGACTACTCGCTCCGATCCTGCTTGGTGCAGCTGTGTCGACGTTCTTCACGGGCTCAGCCTTCGCGGTGAACAGAGATGCTATTGCTGATCTTTCGGGAGCAAGCCAGGTGATCTCCGAATGGCTCCCTTATAAGGGTATTCAGCTCCATGGGCTTGAGGCTGTCCTCAACCCCTGGAATGTGATCTTTGGCCTGGCTGTCTTCTTCCTCTCACGTACAACGGCGCTTCTCTTCTTCATCAATAATATTGATGATGATACGATCTACAAGCGCTCTCGTGGAGCTTTGGCTTGGAATGCAGCAGCCTTCTTGCTCCTCTTCCTTGCCTACCTCTTCTTCCTCTTGACGAAGCAAGGATTTGCGTATGATCCAGCGCATCCAGAGGTTACCTATCTGGTCGAGTACAAGTATTGGCTGAACCTCATCGAAATGCCCGTGGTCTTTGCGATCTTCTTCATTGGCGTTGTTCTTGTCCTCGCGGGGATTGTGTTGACGCTTCTCAAGGATGGTTTCCGTAAGGGGATCTGGTTCGAAGGCGTCGGTGTTGTACTTACCGCTCTGGCCCTTTTCCTCATCGCTGGGTGGAATAATACCTCTTACTATCCCGCTTACAGCGCGGATATGCCAGAGATTATCAACCACTCTCTGAATATTCGCAATAGCTCATCGAGTCCCTTCACGCTGAAGGCAATGAGTATCGTATCGCTCCTCATTCCCTTTGTGTTGGCGTATATGGTCTATGCGTGGCGCGCACTTGACCTACACAAGATTACACGTAAGGAAATGCTCGATCCAGAAGGACATAACTATTAGTCCTTTCATAGGAGTCGAAATTCCGACTTGAGTAATCGCCCCAAGGAGTAGGCTTTTAGCTTCTCTCCTTGGGG